AAAGAAAGTTATAAGCGCGAAACAGAACGAAAAGAAGCCGCGCTTGAAGAATACCAAGAGAAGATGGAAAACCTTGAAGACGAATATAGTGAATATAAGAGTGCTATTGTCGAGGTGAAGTCCGAACGCGTTCAAGAGTTGGTTCGATTGAGGATGGAAAACCCGCGTCAATTAATCGCGGAGATAGAGGAAAGATTTCATTTTGAGTATGTTGAATAAAATATTATTTCTGATTTGCTTGGTGAGTGCGCCCAATGCTTATGCGAGCGAGGGCCGGTTCACTCTTGTGCCTCAAGGCGGAACTGTTCCATTTGAGGCAACCTGCTTCGACACGGAAGCAACAGCCAAGCTGCTTACTTGGAAGGAGTTTTTAAAACAAGAAGAGCAGAAACAGTGTGAGTTTGAAAAAAGAACATTAGTTCTTGATTATGACCTGATTATGGAGAACATGCAAATAACCCTTGATGAAACCCGCGCACGCACTCAAATAGAAATCGAAACACGAGACAAAGAACTCGAAGAACTCAGGGATATTATTAAGAAGAATAAGAAACTGAACGTTCCCTTCATTGTAGGAACCAGTATTGCAGTTGGTTTTGGGGTCGGTTTTGGTACTTATCATTTCGCGAGTAAGTGATGAAGAAGAATAGGGATCCAAATTATATTGTAAAATTAGAAAAAGCGATTTCGAAGAAGTATGGTGAGGAAGCCATACAGAACCCGAGAAAGCACTGGAACGACGAAAAAGAAGAAGACTATCAAGAGCAGATAAAAAAGATTTATGAAAAGGATTTACGAAAAGAAATCCAAAATGAGAAAATAGAAGTTGATGGCGTTTTAATATCTAAAAAACTACTTAATAAAGAACCCACGAGGAGAATCTGCCCAGTTTGCTCGGAATATTCATTTAGTATCGGAGACGACGTATACATGAAAAAATTTGATTGTTGCTATAAGTGCTATATTCAATGGGTCGAACACAGAGAAGAAAGATGGGAAACAGGCTGGCGCCCCAGCAAAAATCAGGAGAATAAATAAATGGCAAGTGTTTTAGAAATCATTAATGGTATTTCACAGGTTATGGCAAATGCCTATGATGGCGCCACCGACGAGAGCGGGGAGCCAATAAAGATTGGCCTGAAAAGAGAAGAAGGTCACCCTATTCACGATTCTCGTGTTATGGACGGCTTTAAGGTAAAAATGTACCCGGGCCAGATCTGCATTCATTATCACGCCGAAGTGAAACTAAAAGACATTCACAACAACGGCTTTGAGTCAGACATTGATAGTATGATCGGCGATATCGCTAAATTCCTGAAGAAAGAGTTCAAAAAGATCACGGGTTCGGCGCTCAATCTCAAGCCCACGGGCGAGGTGAAGATCACCGCACAGAGCACCTCCAAAGTCCGCAATTGGGTCGAAGCACACCGCTTTTTCGATTGCACGGGCCTGAAAGATCTTGATAAAATCAAGTCGCCTTCCGAGGATCGTCTGGAAGACAATTTCAAGAGCTTCTTATCGCAGGGTGGCTGGAAAGGCGACGGGAAAGATACTAAGGGCACCTCCGTTTATGCCGGCAAAGGTAAAGTAAAGACCAGAAAGGATATACATAGTCCACTTAAGGCTGAGTAATGTCCTATAAGTTATCCAAAAAGGAGCGGGTTAAAGAGATAGTTAAATGCGGCAAAGATTCTTCATATTTTATTAACAATTACGCAAGAATTTCGCACCCCCTCAAGGGGCTAATACCCTTCAATACCTACTCTTATCAGGATGAGCTTTTAGATGAATTTAATGATTATCGCTTTACGGTGATATTGAAAGCAAGGCAGCTTGGGATCTCAACGATCACGGCTGCCTATATTGTTTGGATGATGATGTTTTACCGAGACAAGAATGTCCTCGTCATCGCAACCAAGTTCCAGACAGCCGCAAACTTAGTCAAGAAAGTAAAGAGTATTATGCAAAATGTTCCTCCTTGGTTGAGGATGGCCGAGATTAAGATTGATAACAGAACCTCGTTCGTCCTAACCAACGGCTCTGAAGTCAAGGCGGCATCCACTTCAGGTGACGCCGGCCGTTCAGAAGCCTTGTCTCTCCTCGTTATTGACGAGGCCGCACACGTTGACGGACTAGAAGAGTTGTGGACTGGCCTGTATCCTACGCTGTCTACTGGTGGTCGCTGCATTGCGCTGTCCACACCAAACGGTGTTGGTAACTGGTTTCATAAAACTTATGTTGAGGCCGAGCAGAACGTAAACGATTTTCACCCCATTAGTTTGCCTTGGGACGTACACCCAGAACGAGACCAAGATTGGTTCGAAAAAGAAACCAGAAACATGTCTCGGCGCCAGATTGCACAGGAGCTTGAGTGTAGCTTTAACGCTTCCGGCGAAACCGTCATACACCCAGAGGATTTAGAAAGGCTTGTCGCTAATGCGAAACAGCCTGAATATAGAACTGGGTTTGATAGAAATCTTTGGATTTGGGAAAATTGTGACCCTGAATCAACTTATCTGTTGGTTGCAGATGTAGCCCGCGGCGACGGCGCTGATTTTTCTGTTTTTCACGTTATAAAATTAGAGAATATGGACATCGTGGCGGAGTACCAAGGTAAGCCAAATTTAGAACAATTCGCCTCAGTGCTGGACAGTACCGCCCGGGAATATAATAATTGTCTTTTGGTGGTCGAGAACAATAGTCTTGGAATCTCTATTTTAGAGAAGCTTATTGACAGAGACTACCCAAATTTGTATTACTCAATCAAAGGTACTCACGAGTATGTGGAAAAGATTCAAGCCGAATCAATGAGTAACACGGTACCCGGCTTTACAACCTCCTCCAAGACTCGCCCTCTTATTGTCGCAAAATTAGAAGAATTCATTAGAAATAAACTAATTAATATATATTCTTCTAGAGTTGTTAACGAATTCAAAACTTTTATATGGCACAACAACAGGGCCCAAGCTATGAGATCTTATCATGATGATTTAGTAATGGCCTTGGCTATCGGGTGTTGGGTTCGGGACACGGCGCTGGAAATAGATAAAAAAGACATGGCCTACAAGAGGGTCCTTTTGGACTCTATGGCTATGACTAAATCTACAATGCAAACAACAATTCCCGGGATGAGGGGCCACATTAGTAACAAGAATCACGAGAGGGCATTGGATTATAAAAGAGAACATGATAAATATAGCTGGTTATATAAAGGTTAAGGAAAATGGCTGATAATAGAAGAAATCCTAGAAACAATAGGTCAAAACTCTTTAAGTCCTTGACTAAATTGTTCTCTGGTCCTCTGGTGAATTATAGGAGCCAGACCGGCCGCCGTTTGCGGAGATATCAGTTGGACAAGTATGGTTCAACTTTCCGTTCCGCCAGCGGCCAACAATTTAAGAAGTCACAATTTAATCCATTTAAGAATATGCAAAATGGCATAATGATGTCGCACAACCGTGCGGATCGTTATGTTGACCACGACCAGATGGAATATATGCCTGAGATCGCCTCGGCGCTTGATATTTATGCCGACGAAATGACCACTTCTTCTGCTCTACAGCCGATGTTGAAGATCGACTGTTCTAACGAAGAAATAAGAGCGGTTTTAGAATCATTGTATAAGAATATTTTGAATTTGGAATTTAATCTTTTTGGGTGGGCTAGGACAATGTGTAAATACGGGGATTTTTTCCTTTATTTAGACATTGACGAGAAAACGGGAATCAAACACGTTATTGGACTACCAACCCACGAAGTCGAGCGCCTAGAGGGCGAAGACGAGTCTAATCCAAATTACATCCAGTTCCAGTGGAACACTGCCGGGATGACTTTCGAAAACTGGCAGATGGGCCATTTTCGTATTCTGGGCAATGATAGATACGCGCCCTATGGCACCTCTATTCTTGAGCCTGCCCGCCGCATTTGGCGCCAGCTAGTTTTGCTGGAAGATGCTATGATGGCCTATCGTATTGTGCGATCGCCTGAGCGCCGTGTTTTCTATGTCGATGTGGGAAGCATTCCGCCTAACGACGTAGAACAGTACATGCAAAAAGTTATGACGCAGATGAAGCGTAACTCGATTGTTGACGACGAGACAGGCCGAGTAGATTTACGGTATAACCCTCTTTCGGTCGAGGAAGATTATTTTATTCCGGTCAGGGGAGAAACTTCTTCAAGAGTGGAGTCCCTCCCGGGAGGATCTTTCACTGGCGACATTGACGACGTTAAATATTTGAGAGACAAACTGTTCGCCGCGCTTAAAATTCCGGCTTCATATCTCTCAAGAGGCGAGGGCTCTGACGAAGATAAAACAACGCTGGCTCAAAAGGATATCCGCTTCGCGAGAACAACCCAAAGGCTTCAGCGCTCTATTCTAAGCGAACTTGAGAAGATCGGCATTATTCATCTTCATACTTTGGGGTTCCGAGGTGATGACCTTTTGAGCTTCAAGTTATCCTTGAACAATCCGTCTAAACTGGCCGAACTACAGGAACTTGAGCACTGGAGAGTTAAATTTGAAGTTGCGGCAGGCGCCACGGAAGGTTACTTCTCTCGTCGCTGGGTTGCGCAGCGCCTCTTTAATATGTCCGATGAAGAATTCTTACGCAATCAGAGAGAATTGTACTACGATCGTAAGTTTGATGCTGACCTCGCCGCGACCGCCGAAGCAACCGCCGAGATGGCCAGTATGGCAGCTATGGGTGGTGGTCCAATTGGCGCCGGCCCCCCGCCCGCTCCGGAAGAGGGTGGAGAAATGCCGCCTGAGGAGGGGGCCCCACCCGAAGAGGCACCCCCCGAAGAGGGAGAGGAAGACGTGCTCTTGGCCGCTCCTCCTGAAGAGGAGGCTCCCGCTAAGCGAGACGTTTGGCAAGATGGCTCTTATTTGACCACCGGAGCTAAAGGCAAGCGCTACAACCCAGTTACTATTGATAGCCGCCAGTCAGGAGCGAACCGGCGCCACTTCAACGGCCAGTGGGCTGTTGAGCAGGCCGGCCCATCAAGGAGGCACATCTTCAAGGGTTATAATGAAATGAGTGGTCTTTACGAAGAAAAAGATTCTAGTTATGGTAGTGAACAAGAAGAAAGAAAACTTCTAGAGTCTGGTTACGAAATTAAGAAATTAATTGAGGGCTTAGAAAAGGTTAAGAACGATGAGAATTAAATATAACAAAAAAAGAAACACCGCTTTTCTCTATGAGGCGCTGGTAACAGAAGTTTCCAAATCTATCATTGAAGAGGATCTGGAAAGGCGAGACGCCATAGTATCGGTAATCAAGGAGTTTTTCGATTTAGATCGCCCTCTCGCGAAGGAGTTACAGTTGTACAGTGCTCTTTATGAAACATCAGCCGCACCACCCCGCGCAGCAGAGAAGCTTTTGAATGAAGTCCGCAGCGAGTATCTTGGCCTTGACCTAGATGAAATCTTTAGCAGCCAGACAAATTTAATTAATAAGGTCAATAAGGCGTTTTCCCTTTCTGTTTTCAACAATTACGTCCCGAATTACCGCAACTTGGCCACCATTTCGCAGATTTTTAATAAAAAGACTCCCGTGAAGCACCGGGTTTTGTTGGAAACTCAGATTCTTGGCGAGATGACTAGAAAAACAGAAGAAAATAGTGAAGTTATCGCCGGCGATGTCAACTACGAGACGGTTTCCGAGAAGTTTAATGTAAAATACGAGACCGTATTGACAGAAAATCAAAAGAAATTGCTTAGCAAGTATGTAATGTCTTTCGTGGACAACAGCTTAGAGCTAAAAGCATATGTAAATGAAGAAATACACAGACTTAAGTCGGGCCTCACCTCTTTAATGGAGTCGGAAGATGTCAAAGAGGACAAGGAGATGCTGAAAAAGGCTGAAAAAGTCTCTTCTATTCTGGAAAGTTACAAAAAGACCCCGTTTAGTAAAGAGATGTTGCCACAATTCCTTAAAATCCAAGGTCTTGTAGAGGAGTTCGTAGAATAATGGCAGTTGAGGTTCAAGCAGCTCCCGGTACCGGTCCGTATGGTCTCCCGCAGGAGCCTACCCCGCCACCACCATCAGGCGCCCCCCCAAAAGATGTAATGGAATTTGAATTGAACGCCCGTCGCACGATGGATGGCGATGTCATGGTATTTGAACATGCGGATATAGATATTATTGTTATGCCAAACAAAAGCAAAATCCTCGCAGTCCCCAAGGATTTGATGACAGAGGTTGTTTACGGCGCCTCAGACAGATTATGTAAATACTTAGCCAAGAAAGGGGTTGTTGACCCCTCCTCTATTCAGGGTGGCAATGTTTACGGCTCACTAGAAGTTACACTTCTCCCGCCTGTAAATTTGAAACTCATCTTACTGAATATTTCTAAATGGATCGACGAAGAGCGTCCATATTTTGAGTTTGTTGAAAACTTTGAAGAAACTAGTGACGAATACTTTACTGATCCTAGCGATGAGGACTCTACTGAACTGGGCGAGGTGCCACACGAGGCATCCAAGGGCACCCTCCAGCCCGGATACAATTATGGGCCATATTTCCAGAATTATGTGCTCGAAAGAAAACAGAGAGAGGAGTAATGGACCTGCTGTGGTTTGGGTTAGCCTGCTACGGCCTGACCTTTCTTGTCGTGTACGCAAGTATCTTTAATAGAATACGGCCAAGCAAACAATGGCTTCGGGGCTTTGGAAAACTATTCCATTGCCCTTTGTGCTTTGGATTCCACGCAGGCTGGTTTTTATTCGTCATTAACCAGTGGACAGAACTATTTACTTTTGACTATACTATGGCCAACTTTTTTATTTGTGGCTGCACCGGAGCAGGAATTTCTTACATTCTTTCAATGATTGTTGGTGATGAGGGCATAAGGTTAACAAAGGAGTAGACAATGCGACGTAGAAACATCCCAGAAGTTCGACGCTGCTGTAGCGGCTCATAACTCGGGCGGGTTGCGCCCGCTATTTTTTTTAAAGAGGTACGAAAATGGGT